CCCCGGCAGCATATCCCCCCCGCCCCGGTTGATCGTCCCGCCGTCCTGGATAATCCCCGCAAGCCCTGAAAACCGCCCACAGATCAACCAGGACAGGCCGCGCCGGGGGTATTCTTTCAGATCATGCCCCGCAAGCGTTTACAATTATTCTTGAAAAATCGTAATTTAAGGGTTGACATTTACTATAATTCGCATATAATAGTAACTGTAAATCAACCGATTTGCGCCCCGTCTTTTTATCGTGTAACGCGGGGCAGCGCACACAGCAACGGAAAGGACGGTATTAAATGACCATTTACACAAACCCCGCGAACGTCAAACAAACCCTTGCACAGATTACAGCACAGCAAACCCGCAATAACTTGTTTGTCAATGTATCAGTAAAGCCCTACAAGGGCAAGAAACACGACCAGGCCAAAACAGTATCAATCAAAATCGGATAACAAGAAAGGACGGTTAAACAATGAAACGCTATTACCTTATGCCCACGGACGGACGCAAGAGCTTTTACAACAAGGCCGTTGTTCAGATCAACGACGACGGCAGCGAAACCCTTTATAGCTACGAAACCCCGATTATAACCAGGACGGCGACCGGGCAGCTTGTCAAATTGTGGGACGGCTGGACGGCGACCACAGGCCGACACATTGCCGCGTTTTGTGGGCTGAATAAGGCCGGGTTTGCCGCCCTGGAATACCAGGACAAGCCCACGACGGGCAGCGGGGGCCGCACGTTGACCAATGCCGAAAGTTACCGGGCAATGATAGCGCGGCGCGCTATGGGTTAATCAGATCAGGAATAAAAGAAAGGGGCTTTGAACAATGAAAGCATTATTGAAAGACGGGAAAACATGGGTTGAAATTGATACAACCTGTTTGTTTGAAAATCAGTATAACACCGTGGACGGCAAACGGATTTTTGACCAGGATATAAAAGCAATCCAGGACGACGCCCGCGCCGATATGGGTAAATGCCGGTATTGCGGCGCAATGGTAAAGCGCGGGGAAGAAGAAAAGCACTTTCACGACAGGGAAAAAGCCGGTTGCGCGGGTTGCTTTTGGTATAGAAACCGCGTCATTGATAGCAATACGACGACAGAAACCGAAACGGCGACCGGGGAAGACGGCGCACAGATCACAAAAACAATTAAAACGACGGTTGAACATTTGGAAAAGGTTTGTACATACGGCGAAAGGGCAAACGGAAACAAGGCCGATTGTACTTTGAAAGAGTGCCGCGCTTATGGTATTTCATGGTTTACCCCTGAAAATACATTTTTCCTGAAATATCCGGGCGGGTTTGAAACTATCCCCGAAATTGATAAATTACTGGCGCGGGGGTTTATCCTGGACGAATACAGACAGGACGCGCATTATTGCAAGAAAATCGGCAGCTATACCCTTGTTGCGGTATTGTCTTATGACGAACAAGGCAAGGCGACCGGGGTTAAATCGTATAGGGTTTATAATTGCCGCCGTGATTACAATTTCCGTTTTGAAAACGGGGAATTGTTCACGGACAAATATAGTTTTGGTTTTTATCAGGTTAAAACCCTGGACGGAATACCCGCAAATGTTATGGACGCGCTGAAAGCTATTTGCAATCATTGAAAGGACGGCAAACCATGAAAACATATAGATTTGAAACCACGGCGACCATGAAACCCCACAATAATAAAAACTGGTGGATTGACGCGGGAATTGTTCGTCCTGTAAAAATCCAGGCCGACGACGTGAAAACGGCCTTGCAGCTTTACCGGGAAACCGTGGAAAGCCGGGATTATATCCAGATCAGCAACAACGCAATTAAAAACCCCGCGCCGATGTATATTGACGGCAAGAACGGCGAACCGCGGCAAATCGGCTATGTTATCACGGGCAAAACGGATTTTGAAAAGGGCAACCGGGGCGGCTGGTGTATGCAATATATTGATTTGTGGGTAACGGTTGAATTGATCGAAACCCCGGCTTTTTGAAAGGGGCGGCAGCTATGAACAAATACACGTTTGAAAACAGGGGCTTTACATTTGAACGGATCAGTAAAGACAAGGCGCGCCGGGCATATATGAACGGTTTAACGGTTGTTATTTGCCCTTGTAATTTGCGACCGTTTACCCCGTGGGGCTATGAATACAGGGTAAACAGAAAAGACCGGGCGCAATTCGTGATAGATGAAACCGGCGCAAGGAATGATTTTAATAACCTGGTTTCAAGTTACGAATTTTATAATTGCACGTCCCGCGAAACCGGCAAATATGCGGCCTTTTATATCCCCATCGAAACCGTGGACAGGTTCACAGGGGAAAAGCCCACGGCGGGAACAATGGGAACCGTTAAACAATACGCATATAGTTATATGGGGGTTTGACGGTATGAAACTATTAACCAGGCGGGGCAAGATCACAGCCCCGCCCCGCTTTTACACAACGCCAACGGGGGACAGGTTTTTATTATATGCCGATATGTTACGGCAACCGCATTTAATGATTGCCGGGGCAACCGGCAGCGGGAAAAGCGTTGTTATAAATGCCCTGATATATACCGCGCTTTATAATATGCCGGGGGACGGCAGCGGGGCAACGTCGTTTATATTGATTGACCCGAAACGGGTTGAATTAGTACAATATAAGGATTTGCCGCACGTCCTGAAATACGCAAGCGAACCCGGCGACCGTTTACAGGCTTTTCAATATGCTATGCAGCTATGCGAAAACCGTTATAAAACAATGCAGCGGGACGGGTTGCGAAAATATCCAGGCGGGGACGTGTATATTATAATCGACGAATTCGCCGATTTAATGACAACACAACGGGCGGCAATAATGCCCCTTGTTCAACGCCTTGCACAGATCGGACGCGCCGCAAACGTGCATATCATACTTGCAACGCAAACCCCTATATCAAAAATTATCCCCACGGAAATAAAATGCAATTTTGACAGCCGGTTAGCCTTGCGGACAAGATCAGCACAGGACAGCCGCAATATAACAGGCCGTCCAGGTTGTGAAAAATTGCCCCGTTTCGGATATGGTTATTATATGACCCCTTGCGCGGACGAATTAACCCCGTTGCCGATGTACAGCGACAGCGAATTAGAAAACCGGGTTAAATGGTGGATAGATCAAGGACGCGGACGGCGCACAGCATAACGAACAAGCCCCGGACGGCAAACAGGCCGCGCCGGGGCTTTTCCTTGCCCTTGCAGCTTGTCAAGCTGGACAGGGGCGGCAATATATGACCCCGCGCAAGGCCGTTTACAGGCTTTTCACGGGGTTATATTGTGGGCGGTATAGGGATAGCCCCACAGGACAAAACGCGCCCACAGGCCGCGCAAACGTCCAACAGCGGCAAGCCCCGAAAACCGCCCCGGCGATTGGGGACGACCGGCAGCGGGGCAAGGCGGGACAGGACGACCCTCTCTTGCCTGGGGCGGCGGGGGTGAATGTCGAGCCGACCGTCCGGGAAAAATGATCGGCAGAAAAGCCCTTTCTGCGCCCTTCTGCCGATTTTCAATTATTCACTTTCTGCCTTTTCTGCGCTGTCGATTTCTACCGCGTCGAGATACTTTCTGCGAAGTTCTTCGGGCGGTGTCTCGTCGCCGAGCGGACTTCCAGGAGCAACGGTGATTTCCTTTTTGTCCTCGTAACCCATGTTGTTTTTCATCAGGAAAATACCGGCGACCGGGTTGATCTTCCCGTTCTGCATATAATCTTCCATCTGAGCATTGAGGATATTATAGGCCAGCTCCAACCGCTTTCTGACGTTTTCGGGAATGTACTTCACAAGGCCGTTGACCCATTCGTGCATCTGTTTACGAGAGACACCGAAAGCCAGAGCAAACCCCGCCACACTGGGCTTCATGTCATTATGGGCGCATATTTCAAAGTATGCTTTTGCCCTTTCAATGACCTGGACTTCCTGAGTCATGTCGATGGGGGTATCACTTAGGTCGCTCACTTCCATGTTGTGAAGGAGGTATTTTCTGTTGTCCCCCGGCTCGGCCTGGACGGACATTTGCTCAGACTTCTTCGGGCGAGTCTGTTTCGGTTTCTGCGGGACGTTACTCATTGTTTTCTCCTTTCTCAGTCGTCGATCTCGGTGGTGATATGAAGCAAGGCTTTGAGTTGCTGCCAGATACGAAGTTGCCGCTTGTCGATACGCTTCACATAATCTTCGATCAGATAGAGCATATTGTGAGTCTTTTCTGTGTCGGCTCGAAGCTCTCTTTGTATGTTAGTAATGAGAACTCGTTTTGCTGTGTCACAACTCTCTTTCTGCTTATAGCACACGGCGAGACGATTGCCTGTTTTTAGAATGACAGCCAGCTCAAAGGGATAATCACCCGGCACTTTATGGTTTTCGATGTATGCCACCTGATCGGCTGGAAAATTATAATTATAGAAGTCGATCATTTTCTGACTCCTTTCTCACAGGTGGGACAGATCAGCCGCCCTTCGGGGATTTCCTCACCACAGCAGACACAGAAATTGCTATGCGAAGAGGGGCGAAGCGCAAGCTGCTTTTCGCGCACCAGTTTGTCGATCACTCTGCCGATATTCTTACCGTAGCCGCTGACCGCCGCAAGCCGTTCCAGGTGATAGAGCGTCTGCGAGTTCAGCACGACGGACACGCGGCGATAATTCTTTCTGTCCATGTCAGGTTCCTTTCAGAACGATATTTTTATAGCCGGGGTAGCCGTTGCGGGTGACTCTCCCGCTGTGCCATTCGGGGTGCGTTTCCATTTCCGAATTGAACCGCCGAGCGGTGGCGACGTAGTAACCGTTGGACTTGCACCACATCTTGAAGCTGTCATAGAGGGATTTCTGCAAGGTAAACGCGCCGTCCTGAGTCTCGCACTTCTCTTCGAGGAACTGCAAAACAATGTCGTTGTCCTTCTTGTAGGCGTTTATGACTTTCTGCATTTCTGCCGACATACTCAGGCCGTCAGCGAGATAGTCATAGTAACCGGCAAGGAGCCACGAGAAAATACCCTGCATTGCTTCCATTTCCTGAAACTCGTTTTTTAGGTTCTTGTCCTGTTCCTCCTGGGTGAAATGCCGATTGAACTCGATTACGCGAATACGCTCGGACGCGAACAAGCTCTTGTCGCTGACGCTCGGCAGATCATTACAGGACAGCCATAGCGTGAACTGCGGACGGAACGTGATGGGCTTCTCGTGCAAGTGCCGAGCTGTGATCTCTTCGCCGCCCGTGAACTGCTTAATCGCTTCCTCGTCCAGCTTGCCGTACTGATTGCTTTCTGCCATCGTGACAAAACGACGGCCTTTCAACGAAGCGAGGACGGGCGACGGGGCTTCACCGTCTCGGCTTCTGTCGGACTTGCAGATAATCGCCACGGGAGCCACAGACGCATAGTCGCCGAGAAGGTGATGGATTGCCGAAAGCAAGGTGGACTTTCCGTTCCTCGTGGTCTTGCCGTGAAGGATGAACATACACTCTTCGCTTGCCGTTCCGAGGATGGAATAGCCGAGGGCTTTCTGCAAATACTTCGCCTTGTCCTTGTCGCCCTGGGTGACTTCGTTGATGAAGCTCTTCCAGCGGGGGCAGCTCATGTCTTGCAGAGTGTACTCGAAGTTCGTCTGCATGGTCAGAAAGTCCTTCCAGTCATGCTCTCGGAACTCTCGTGTTTTCAGATCGAACGTACCGTTCAGACAGTTTATGAGATAGGGGTCTGAGTCGAACCGATTACCGTACACCGTCAACAGTTCATTGTCAGCCGCGTCTTTCAGCACGTTCTCCCGGAACTTCCGCGTACCGAGCCGCGAGACAAACTTGACGTACTCGGTTCTGCGGTTCACGTCCTCGATCTCGCTGCAATACAGCACCATGAGCTGATAAAACTCGGTGATTTTTGCAGAGACAAGGTGTGCGCCTACGTCCTTGCGCCATGCCCCGGCTGAGTAGGTGTACCAGCTCTTCGCTTCGGGACAGTACCGGGTATCGTTGGAATAACACTCGGCAAAAAGCTGTGCCATGCCGCTCTCGTTCCAGGAATAGCCGGTCGCGCTGTCCTGATAGCTTCTCTCAGGTCGTTGCTCCGAGATATAGGCCATCTTTTCAGCGATCAGGGGGTTCTTGATCGCATAGCCGTTTTTCAATTCAAACTCGTTGTCTGCGTTCAAGCCGCCCATTTAGTTCACTCCCTCGTATGGGTTCGGCAGCGACCAGTCCCATATATTGCCGCCGACATACTGATCTCGGAAATAGTTGTGTTTACCGTCGCCGATAAAGTACAGATACTCTTTCGGAAGCACCCGTCCGACGTTGCCGATACAGTCTTTCTCGATCTGCCACCTGATAAGTACATCTTTGACGAGAGCGACGTTTTCCTCGGTGACGGGGTTGCTGTACCGATAGCCCTGGAAGCGGTTGGGGAAGTTCAGTTGTGCCATAATATCGGCACAATCATAGCCGTCCACATAGTTCAGTACGCACCAGATCACAGCGGCTCTCTCTACGAGCGGAAGTCCACCGGCTTCGCCGTACACACACTTGGCGAGAGCTTCCACGGTATCGCTATCATACGGCTCAGGCGCAAGCTCAGGGACGGTCAGCACCGGGATTTCTATGATCTCCACAGGGGGTTCTTTTTCTACTTGAACGAGCTGTTCTGACTCGTTTGACGCTTGAACGGTCGGTTCTGGTGTTTCTGCCGCTGGCTCGAATGTCGTCTCGGTATCACGCACCGTTCCGGGGGAACAGGCCAGCAGACAGGACAGCACACAGAAAATGAATAAAAATACAATCAGAAGTTTTCGCATAATTACCTCCTATACTTGGTCACGCTGCTCACGATCAGTTCAACCTCGGAGCGGTCAAGCGGGGGCTTGCAAGCCACAGAGTTTGCGTACAGCAGCTCGGCATAGATCGCACGTTGCGGGTAGCCGATGCTGTGAAGCTGTCCCGCGAGGGAGGTCAGAGATAAGTTTCTGCCGCCTTTCTGAATGGGTGGATAGGTCGGTTGAACGAATATCTTTCCTCCCTCTGGCTTGGGATAAATCGGGCTGTATATCCTCTGAGCCGTCGAGTCCCCTTCCTCTCGCGGGAGTTCGGGGAAGTAGGTCGCCACGACGTAATCAATGGCTTCCTGGTTCTCGACGATCTCAGAGAATAACATCTTCTTGCCGGTCATAATGAAGTACCGGCTGGCTTTGTAAATCTCCACGCCCTCGCGGTTGTTCTTGCCCTTGAAGGGAAGGTCGCCCCGAAGCAGAATATGAAAACCCCGACCGCTGCGGCTTTTCTCGGTGTAGGAACAGCACCGACCGATAATGTCCACGGCGACAGAGGACATAAAGCCGTCCTCGTCGTAGCCCGTGTCTATGTCAATGCCGATCACACCGTTGTCATGGAAGACGTAGCCGATACCGTGATAGGTCTTGTCCTCGACGTTCTTCACCGCGTCCTCGAACGTCCCCCATGTCTCAGGCTGAACCGAAGACGCACCCTTGCGAACGGTGGTCTGCATCGGGATTTTCGACCAGTTCCACACGTTCACCCAGGCTTTCTCGGCTTTCAGTTCGGGCGGGAGATTTTCATACATGGTCGTTACCTCTTTCTTTTGGGCTTCTTCTCAGGTTCCGGGTCGGTCTTCGGCTCAGGCAGTTCGGGGAAGAAGAACTTGCCGTTGACACAGACCGGGAAGCCGGGGTGTTCATCGGTCTTCTCGACTGTTTCTGCCTGTTCGATCATGCGACGGATATTGTTTTCGAGAGTGGAGCTTCTGACTATATCCTTACCGGCTTTCATCAGATACTCGATCTCACCCTTACTGTTCGTGCGAACCATTTTCACTTTCCTCCTTGTTCCATTCTTCAATATCAAGTCCGTATTCTTTGAGCTTGTAGGTACAGAGCCATACGGAGTCTTTCTTCTCCATTTCGTAGCGATTGCAGAGAGCGGCGATCTCGGTAGCAAACAAATCAAAGAACCGTCTCAGCCGTTTCATGCCGAAGCCGAAGTTCTCATGCAAGAGCCACAGGATGATCGCGTCGATTTCCAGCACGTTCTTTCGGTCGTAGTCGGCGCATTGGAGCTGGATTTCCGCATTGATCGCTTCCTGTTCCTTCTTGTTGAAGTCAACGCCGTATATTTTGCTCCCGGCTTTCTTGAACGTCATACCTCAATGTCCTCGAAGAATACGGGGTAGCTGGCTTTGAGAGCGTTCAGCAGCATACCAGCGACCTCCCGCATCTGCGGGTGTGCCGCTTTGGAAGCGCGGAGTTTGCAGAAGTGCCGCCACTCACGCAGATTTGCGGTCATAACGATCTCCGTTTTCAGGCTGTTCGGCAGAACGGCTCTCGCTTCCTGGGGTGTCAGCCCTTCGTTCAACAGAGCGAAGTAGGTATCTTCTGCGTTCTGCATAGCGTCTCGCCACAGGTTATAGCAGAAGGTCGCCAGTTTCAGATACAGCGGCTCGATCACGGTGATCTCGGCTCCGAACTGCTCATTGGAGTAGTTACAGTAGCGGGTTGACTCCTGGCAGTAGGAAGCCAGACGGTGACGGACGATCTCATGGGTCACACCCCGGTCGCAGACAAAGCGCACCGAGAGAGAGCCGTGTTCAATGACGGCTTCGTGACCGCGCTTGATGATACCCCGGACGAACTTCTCAGCGGTTCCCTCGGCGATCTTGTTTTCGCTCTTATAGCAGACACGACCGGCGATCTCGACCTTGTGAAGCAGCTCGTCATAGCTGGGTGGGTCAATGAGTTCGATGCTCGGACGAATGATTTTCATGGGGTTTCTCCTTTCTTTTGAACTTTTCTTTGAGCCAAAACTTGATGATGTACCAGCATTGCTCGATGTAGGTATATCTGCGGTAGCCCATCACGGAACCTCGACGATATGAGCCGCCATCATGTCGGCGGTGTGCGTCCACAGCACATTCGGGTATTTGTGAATGGCGCGGGTGTAATCGTTCCATTCCTCCTTCGGGACAAACGCGCCCATGTGATACTTGATGCACAGCACTTCCTCGTAGGTCAGATCGGTGAGCGTTGCCGCCAGCATGACGGACTTCTCGCCATGGCCTTTCAGCAGTATATCCTTTCGGTAGTTCCAGCCCTCGCTGAACACAGGCTCGTCCATCATGGTACGTCCGATTTCCTCATGCTCGTACTGGTCGCACTTGCAGAGATCGTGGAACATACCGACGATGTACGGGGACTCAGGCCGTCGCCAGCGAAGTCCCATCTGCTCGGTCAGATTGAGCAACGCCGTGGTCACGTTGTCGGAGTGCTGGAACAAACCGCCCTCCCAGTTGCCGTGATAGCACGTCGAAGCGGGAGCTGTGAAGAAGCCCATATCCAGCAACTTTTCTACGATCTCTTCCAGGGGAAGGGTCTTTCCGACAGGAGCCATGAGCGCCATGAAGCGATCAATGCGGTTATCGAGTTCAATCATGGTCTTCTCCTTTCTCGTATTCGGGACGGTGAACACTCCGCTCGATGGTGAAGCCGTCCGGGTATCTCGCTTTCAGCTTCTCGACGTTCATCTGGAAGATGGAGTCGAGGTTGTAACCGATGGAATAGGCGGTGACGGCGAGATACCAGGCTACGTCGCCCAGTTCTTCGGCGAGTTTCCGGGTATCAAGCTCGTGTCCCTGGAACTCGAACTTCTTGACCAGATCGGCACACTCGCCGGTTTCGCCGCACAGACCGAGGACACCGTTCACCAGCAGCTCGGCGTTGTTGCCTGTTCCAGCCGTCCGAAGCGCCGCGATCTGGTAATCATTTCCCGTCATTCTCGGCAACCTCCATTTCCACGATGGTCATAATGGCGTAGTTGGCGAGGTCGATCAGGGTGTCTCTCAGGGACTCGTCATTGACAAGCTGCTTCTCCTTCCGGGACAAGGACTTGAAGCGGGAGAGCTTGTCGCTCAGTCTGATACGGCTCATAGCCAGCCCTTCTTCGAGGAACGTCTGGTGGAAGCTGTCGCCGTAGTCGTGGTTCTTCTTGCGGTAGAGGTCGTTGATCTCGTCGCAGATCGCTTTATGCCGTTCCAGCTTGGTCGGCGCGAGTTTGGCACAAGCCATAGTATCTTATCCTCACTTTCCACATAGTTTTCAACAGACCATTGGAGAGGGAGAGCGTGACCGCCCTCCCTCTCAGGTCGGCGGTCAGCCCAGGAGGGCTTTCAGATCGACTTTCGGCTTGCCGCCCTCACTCTTGACCTCGGCTTTCTTCGGCGCGGGAGCCGGGGTTTCCTCCCAGCCGTCAGACACACGCTTGTCCACGAGTCGGACGAAAGTGACAGTCTTCTTCGGGTCTTTGTTGGAGGGCTGAACGTCATGCTCCACGTCGCACTCGATGAAGTGACCCACAAGGTCTTCATGGTCGATCTCTTTCAGAGTGAAGTCATTGAGCGCGGTCTTGGCGAAGTAGGAGAACGCATTGAGCGCACCCTGATTGGTGTCGCCGTTGGAAGACAGGAGGGAGAACCGCTCGACGTGCTTCAAGCCGTCCTGGGTTTCCATGTGAACTTCCATCTTGCCGAAGCCCTCCTTGTACTTGACCTCGGTGATTTTGAAGACGTGCGTTCCTTCGGGAATGAGAGTGAATGTCCCCTCAGACAGTCCGATTTTAGCCATAGTGTTTATGCTCCTTTCACAGAATGATGGGGAAGATAATGCCTACCAGCTCGTCGTCCTCGTCGGGAACGACGGGATAGACCTTGACCAGCAGGGCTTTCGCTTCCATGCTGTTGCTGTCCAGATCGTAGGCGTACTGGATTTCCGTCAGATCGGACTTCTCGATCAGAGAATAGTCGTCGTTGGAGATCAGGCAGCGAATGTCACCGGCCTTGTTCGCATACTCTCTCTGACAGTCCTTGATACCGCCGTCCGGGACAGGCATATAGGCGGCGACCAGCGTTGCCGCGTCGGAGCGACCGAACTGAGAGATCATCTTCTCGATAGTCTCAGGCATCTTGTAGATACCCACGGCGGTCACGCTCTTGACGGTAGGAGGAATGAGCATATAGCAGCTCTGCGAAGCCAGCCACCGCTCACCGTTCTCCCGCTCATAGATTGTCCCGGTAGAAGCCAGGGACTTGACAAACTTCTCGAACTTCATTCCTCGCTGTCCTCCTTGATCTCTTTGACGGTGAGAACGTACTTCGGCTTGGTGGTGACGTACTTCTCGAACACGCCGTCAGCTTTGAGCCTGGCCTTGTCCACCGTCTCCGTGGTCTGCCGGTTGACGACCCAGTTGAAGCGCGTACCGGGAACGGACACGTTCTTGTCGCCCTCGCGGAACTGCTTCACCGCCGCCTGTTTAATGAGATCGGTCACGACCTTGTACCGCTTCTCTTCCTCGGCGACCTCGGCAGCGTGAGCTTCCAACTTGGCTTTCAGTTCCTCCGCTTCATTGACCAGATCGGCGAGGTCGGTCTGCGGGGTCAGGTTGTTCGTCCGAAGGACTTTCAGAATGTCCGCGTCCGCTTTTTCGTCATAGGCGGGGGAAATACCGGTTTCCACATGGTCTTTCCACCATTTGAGAGCGGGTTTGATGTACTTCTTCTCGAAGTTCGGATAACGCTCGGAGAGCTTGAAGCTGCGGGTGATCGTGTTGGTCGGGGCGCAGACGTAGTTCTCAGGGTGGTCGTAGTCCTTTTCGTCGAGGAAGGAACAGACCATGATTACGTCGTCAACGCCCAGGAGATAGGCGTACAGCGCGGCTTGCAGAGCGTAGTATTCGGGAATGTCGTCAGCCCAGTCCTCGGCTCTCTTGGTGGTCTTCATTTCGAGGACGGTGGTGGGCTTCTTCTCCTTGTCCACGAAGAGGTAGTCCCACATACCGCCGACCACTTCACGCTCAGGGAAGAAGTCGCCCCAGGTCTTCTTGAAGTAGTCCGCGCCCCACACGTCGGTCGGGGAGATCAGAGTCTTCCAGAAGTATTGCTGACGCATATACTCGGCCTGTTTCGGCTCGATGATCTTACCGGCTTTGGTGTAGATCGTGTCGGTGAAGGGTTCCTCGTAGGTGCGGGTGATCGCACACCACGCTTCAAAGGGGGTACTCCATGTGTTCAGCCCGAAGATCGCGGCGAACCGGGTCGCGGTGATCTTCTTCGGGTTCTTCGGCGGGACAACCTTGATTTTGTTTCCGTCAAGCCATTCCATCGGATAATTGCTCCTTTCTCATGTTCTTCATGCGTTCCGCGAGTTTTGCGCGGTTTTCCTCCGAAACTACACGGGGCGGCGACACTTTCACCCAGCGTTTGGGGCAGAGATATTCCCGCCACCCTTCGCCCTCACGAACCACGGTAATTGCTTCACTCTTTTGACGCAGAGCGTCGAGTTTGCGAATAAGTACAGGGTCGTGCGTGTAAATCGAAGCGGTCTTTTCCTCGCGGTTGTAATTGATGATTGTCTCTTGCTCGTAGAGTGTGAGTGCCATGACTCAGCCCTCATAGGCGGCGATCATTTCCTTGACACCCTCGATCAGAGCCGCGCATTGACTCTTGGTGATCTTTTTGAAGCTCTCGGTCTTGACAGCGACAGACTGGACGAACTCTTCCTGTTCGGGATCAAGCTCCATGAGCTTTTTCAGATTGGTTTTCAGGTCGGCGATAGCTGCTTCGTCAGCGTTGCCGTCCTCGCCGGTCAACTCTTCCTTGATCGCCTGACGTTCCTGGGCGGTGACAGGCTTGGTCTTTTTCGGAGCGGGAGCCGGGGTATCGTCTTCGTCGGGAAGGTTCTTGCGACCGTCCTGACTGTCGAAGCCGTCAGACTCCACCAGATCGAGGACGACCATGTAGAGGTAGCGGCGGTAATAGGTGACGACCGCGCCCACGCCCTGAACCTCGTTCATGCGGAACTTACCGGGTTCGGCAATAAAGATCAGAGGGATGGTGAAGTCGATGCACTCTTCGGGCTTGTCGGTGTTGACGATGTGCGCGGTGGCGTTGCCGTCAGCGAAGAGCGGCATGAGAAGCAGACCGTACTTCTTGAACAGCGGTTCGGCGACCGGCACAATGTCTTCCAGCTCGAAGTACATGAACTCTGCGTGGAGGTTCTTGCCGGTCTTCTTTGCGCCCGTCTCGTAGAACTCCGAGCGCACAGCCAGGAGCTTCGCCCACACGTTCATGCCGGTGGTATCGACGGCGGGAGCTTCATCAGGGGTTTTCTTGGTAGCCATAGGGTTTTTCCTCCTTATTCTTCGACACTTCTCGGTTCACGCTTCCGCGCTTTCCGAGCCATGATCTTCATGTAGTTGTCATGGTACTTTGCTCTGGCCTTGCCAGCGGCGCGGCGGTTGGAGAACATGAGATTGCGGCGTTCTCTCCGTCCGGGGTTTTTCTTCATTGGTTTAAAATCCTCCTTTATCAGTTAGAACCATTGGCGAATTATTGCACAAAACTTACTTTCGTTTTTCCCATTCTTCGCGCAAAATGTTATTGAGAGCTGCTGACATAGTTGGGTCGGCGTATCTTTCGCTGTTGAAGAAAGAAACTCGTTTCGGTTTTGATATACGTTTCGCAGTAGATTTTTCGACAGGGGCTTCTTCCGATTTCCGTTTCTTCTCAATACGAGCCTTTTCGGAACTAAGCAATGTCTCGTCAAGAACTTTTGCGGTTTTCGATTTAGAAACGGTTTTCTTTTTAGACAGCTTTTCGGGTTTCGGTTCGTATGTTACTCCGTCAAGCATATCAAGTAGTTGGCGTTTTAGCGCGTTGATCTTCCTTGTGACCGCGCCGTTCTTCCGGGGCTTGATACCGAAGAAGTCATTGACGTACCGCTTGGCGAGTCGGATATACCAGTCTCGGTCGATCATGTCCAACGTCATGTGATTGTCGTTGTCCACGAGAACGTGAGCGGGAAGCCCCGATACCTTGCGGTAGTTGCCTGTGTCCGGGTCTACCTGATAGAGCGTACCGTAGTCGTAGTCCTCCACGGCGTACACGCGATTGACGCGCTGCACTTCCTCCATAACCCCGAACTCTTCATGGACGGCATTGCCGCACTTCGCCCAGGTTTTCGCTATGATCTGGAAGTCGAAAATGCTGTCGCTTGCGCGGATGGTTTCTTCGACCGGCGTTCCGTAGGCAATACAGTCCACGACGGCTTTCGACACGACCACGGCGTTATTGTTGATCTTGAACGCGCCGCCCATCAGGTTTTCCCATGCCGGGAAGCCCATAGCCGTGAAGTCAACCTTGCCGTTGGTCACAGCCCCTCGGACGAGGACACCGCCCTTGATCTTCGGCTCTCCCTCCATCGGCAGCTCGACGTAGTTGTTCACGTCCTTCTGACAGATCATCTTCACAATGTCCTCTTCCAGCGTGAACCCCGTGCGGTCTTGCCACTCTTTGAGAATTGCGTCCCACGTCGGGCTATCCGTCAGATCGAAGCTGCACATGATACCGTCCGTATTGAGCTGAATGACTTTCAGCGTCGGACACTCGGCGAGTAGGTGGTTTGCCAGTTCCAGGAGCCGAAGCTGTCCCGTTATGCACACCGACCGCCCCATGAGCGGGTCATAGAGATCGTTGTACTGGTTCAGCATAGCCCCGTAGGTGGTGTTGGCGACCAGCTTCAAAGCGTTGGCGAGGGACTTGTCCCCGGACTTCTTTGCCGCCATACGGCGTTCCAGCATATCTTCGTAGACCTTGAAGGACGGGATATTGCGGGACGAGTAGCCGTTCAGCGTCATAAGATGAGGGTAGTAGCTTCCCACGTCGGCGTTCTTGATCTGCCGTGTCTCGGTAGTTTCCTCGCGGTAGGCGGGGATAGCTCCGTGAATACCGCCCCAGGCCAGCCGGGTCACACAATCGCCTACCTTCACGTCGAGGTACTGCTTCCACAGCACTTCGTCAGGAATGGTCGGGTCGTGTATGCGGTCGAAGAAGTCCCTAACCTCAGCGGGTATGTACTCCCACAGAATATCGTCGGGGAACTTATACTCCCGCTCGTCGTCGTGTTCCTTGGCGGTCGCGTCGAGATAGGCGGCGGTCAACTTGGCGTTGGTCATGTAGAGGGCTTTCGCCGGGGCGAGTCCCTTTTCACGACCCAGGGTGAGCTTGTTGGCGATATAGACCTCGCGGAGCTTCAAGAGAATATGCGTCGCGTCTACGTCGTGCTTGCAGTAGCGGATTACCTCTTCCAGCTCTTCGTCGGTGAGCGGCCTGTCAATATCGAAGCTGACGGTCGTTTCCCGTATGTCCATACCCAGGTGTCCTTCAATGTCTTTCAGGCTTGTACCTTGCTGGGTGTCGTCCATAAGATCGAACTGGTCAAGGAAGATACCGCAATCGCGGAGTTCGGGAATGTTCCAGCCGGTGATCTCGTGCAAGATCAGAAGATCGTTGACGTGCTTCACTTCGGGCGGGGTCATATCCACCAGGACGGCTTTGAGAATGAATTGGTCGTAGTCCTTGTTGTTGTAGCCTACCAGCAGCGGCTTGGTCTGCATGAACGCCATGACTGCTTCGTTGTCGTTGTGGACGACGGTATACTCGTCAGTCGCCGCGTTCTTGAAGACGAACACGTTGTCGTAGGCGAATACCTCACAGTCGAAAACAAACAGATTGTCAAGCAATGGCATCACCCCTTCTATCATTTTCCATCTGAACCTTCGGTCTGTCGGAACAAGGCCGAAGTCCTCTGCTCTGAACCGTCTGTCGAAGTCGTGAACCGTATGCCCGTCCGCGTGGAAGGTGGTAGGTGAGTCGCTGTCCCATTTCAGAAGCAGTTTCCATAGATGGGGATAAGTCTTTCGCAGAAGTCGAAGCTGCTCCACACCCTGATTGTGGCAGAACCAGCACCCCCCCCCGACTCGCCGTGGTGTAGATCGGGGACAACAGAT